GCTCGGTCCAGGAAAATGCGCCAGACATTGGTGCAGAGTTTGCTGAGCTTATAGGCAAAGGTGGCAAGTACCACGAAGTCTATGGTCAGCACGTCGCTGAAGCGATCCAGAACAGATTCAAAAACAATGCGGACTACCAGGCGCAGTTAGGTAGCTACGACAATGCCTTAGCTCCATTGTATGCGAAGTACGGACTTGATCCTGGCGACATCGAAGGAATCAGTAGAGCCATCGCAAGTGACATTGACTTCTACACAGCAGCAGCAGAAAGAGAAGGCATATCACCAGAGATGCTCCAGGAACAGCTCGCACTGAAAGCGCAGGCTAAGCGTGGACAGATGATCGAGCAGGAGTATCAGAGACAACAGCAGTACAATCAGAATTACGCAAGATGGGAAGCAGAATCAGAGGGACTGAGAGAAGCGTTTCCGAATTTTGATCTGGGATTAGAGATGCAGAATGAAGAATTTGCTCACTATCTTGAAATGGGTTCTGATGTTAAGCAGGCGTTTATGATGACTCATTTTGACGACATAATGCGTGGAATGAACCAGGAGACGTCCAGGGCAGCGTCACAGCAGACAGTCGCAAACTTCCAGGCAAGACAGGCAAGGCCAATGGAAAACGGCCTTAGAACGACACCACCTGTCGTGCGTAAAACTGATCCTTCTAAATTCACAGACGCAGACATGGACGAGATATTTAGAAGAGTAGAAAATGGGGAAAAGATCAGATTCTAATACCTTGTCTATGTTAAATAGAGAAGGAGAATAACAAATGAAGATTAGAGAATTACAATTCCATCTGTTCGCAGACGACGGCAGAGGAACATCACCACTTAACGTAAACTGGACTGGACAGACTGGCAGTGGCAAGGATCTCAGCCCAGAAATGAAAACGTTCTACGACAGAGCGTTACTTAGATCAACAGAACCAGAGCTGATCCACGATCAGTTCGCACAAAAGAGACCTATTCCAAAGGGCAACGGCAAACAGATTGAGTTCAGACAGTTCAGCTCACTGCCAAAGGCTCTCACTCCATTAACTGAAGGCGTAACACCAGTAGGTCAGAAATACTCAGTAACTAAGATTACAGCTACTATCGCTCAGTACGGCGCATACATCGCAACATCAGATATGCTTGAACTGACAGCTTTTGACAACAACATGGCTGAAATCACTAGAATCCTGGGTTCACAGGCAGGCAGAACATCAGACACATTAACTAGAGAAGTGCTCTGTGGCGGTCTGAATGTTATCTTTGCTGACGCAAACAATGGCGGCAATAACTCAAGAGATGACATCACTTCAACAGATATTCTGACAGTTGAGTACATCAAGAAGGCAGTAAGACTGCTTAAGAGAAACAATGTTCCTAAGATCAACGGATACTATGTATGTCTGGTACATCCAGATACAGTATACGACCTGTGGAACGACTCAGAGTGGATCGAAGCATCAAAGTATGCAGGATCAGAACAGATCTTTAACGGCGAAATCGGCAAGATGTACGGCGTAAGATTCATCGAATCAACAGAAGCAAAGATCTGGGCCGCGAATGTTGCGAGCAAGAGAACAACAGCAGACGACGGACTTGAAAGTCCTACACAGGCTACAGAAACGCCAACTGTACCTGTATACGCTACGCTGATGCTTGGAGCTGATGCGTTTGGTGTTACATCAATTAACAATGGTGGAATTGAAACTATCGTAAAACAGCTTGGCAGCGGCGGTACAGCAGATCCACTCAACATGAGAAGCACAGTAGGTTGGAAGATGAACAAGGTAGCTAAGATTCTTGCACAGGAAAGACTCGTAAGAATCGAGCACACTACTACATATTCAGAGGCCGTTGCTAATTAATGTAAGGAGACATTATGGCAACAAATAAAAAGACTGAGACTGCAAAGGCAGCAGAAACAACATTAATCAATATTCCATACATCGAAGGCGAAGCACCAGATCTTACAGTAGGCATCAATGGAAAGCTGTACAAGATTCAGAAAGGCAAGCCAGTAGAAGTGCCAATAGCAGTAGCTAAGGTAATATGGAACAGTTGGGATCAAGAAGCTGCGCTGAGAGCGTACAGTGAATCAGTCAAAATGCAAGAAATTGAAGGCTAACATGGTGGGGGCGGCAAAGGTCGTCCCCATTTATTTTAAGGAGTTATATATGAAACTTGAACAGTTACTTAACGACGTTAAGAAAGAGAAGCCAACGAGTCTGACAAGTGAGCATCTGACTGCAAGAGTTAATATGGTTGAAGCATCAGTACAGGACTTCCTGGAAGTACCTGCTGCTGAAAGGGTTATGTACGAATGGCCAGACAACGGACAGGAAACGCTGATTGTTGAAGAACCATACTCAAGGCTGTATGTATCGTACCTTAAGGCCTGCATCGACTATGCTAACGAAGAGCTGCAGTCATACGGCAACAACCAGGCTCAGTTTGAGAGTGACTGGGCTGAGTGGGTAGCTTACAAGCAGAGACATGGCACAGCTCCAGTAACGTCGCCGAATTATGTAAGGTGGTGGTAGCGTGACTATATTAGCAGAGACTGTATATAACATTACACCACGCATACAGCGAGTCCTGGAATTTAAGGGGCTTAACAAAAGGGCGTACATAAGCGAAGGCGAAATGAGAGATATGCAGAACCTGTCGTCAGACGAGTATCCGTATCTCACACAAAGAAAACCAAGGCAGGAGCTTGGGTGGACAGCTCCACTCACAGAATGTCCATACAACAACATATCTGCAATGCTGTATCACAAATACAAGCTCGCAGTATTCGAGCCTAGAACAGCTTCATCAAGTGGTGCGTACAGATTCTATTTCTGGTATGGGCACGAAAAAGTGGCAGTGCCAACAAGCCAGTCAAACCTTATCACAACAGACCAACAGCTCGTAGGATTCAATGATTACATTGTGTTCCTGCCTGCAGGCATAATGTTCAATGCCGACGCTTACAACAGTGGCGCAGATGCCGACGGCAAGTATCACGACGCTGACGGAAACGAGGTTGCGCTTTGGACTAACTTTGCCAATGACACTGGATTGACCAACGACAGCAGCACTTCACCAGACGTTCACTTATGGATTGATGGCGAAACCACAAAGATGAGATTCACAGCTTCATATGCTGATGCACTTTCAAACTTCAAGGCAGGCGACGCTGTGAGAATATCTGGCAAGGTTGTATATGGAAAGTACAGCAGTGGCAAAATCAAATACAAGACATATGCAAGAAACGGCGGCTATGTAAGCTGTCTTGTTACAGGTGTAGAGAGTTTCACTAACAGTAGTGGCACAGAGCTTCCTAACAGAATCCTGTCCATAGCGGCTGATGCTTTTCCAGAGGTTACTAATACCGAAGAGTCGTCAGATGTGTACATGACCAAGTGCAGAGTAGAGAGAGTATACACGCCGCTTGCATACGGAATGGCATACGGCAACAGGATCTGGGGCTGCAGCAACAGAGATAATGCGATCAGATGCAGTAAGCTCGGCGATCCTACAAACTGGGAATACTTCCAAGGCGAGTCGCTTGACTCGTTCGTGGCAACGCAGGGTACAGAACAGTATTGGTCTGGCTGTGCAGCTTACTCAAATCACCTGCTGTTCTTTAAGCCTAGAGCTGTGCACAAGGTGTATGGTTCGTTCCCATCGGAGTACCAGGTAAAGACGCAGACGGCTGCAGGCGTTGAAAGAGGATCTGAGAAGAGCATAGCTATCGTGAATGACCACGTCTTTTACAAGTCGTTCGACGGAATAATGTGTTACGCAGGCGACAGGCCAGAGCTTATATCAGAAGAGCTTGCAGACAACCTTTACACAGACGCTGTCGCAGGTGCTGACAGACGGAAGTATTTCGTATCAATGAAGCGCAAGGGCACAAGCACATACGATATGCTAGTGTACGACACGATAACAGGCTTGTGGCACAGAGAAGATTCACAGGAAGCCAAGTGCTTCCACTTCTTCACAGATCAGCTCAGATTCTTCGGTACAGCTCCAGAAGAGACATCATCGGCTCATACTACCAAGACAACGATTTGGACTTGCGAGGGGGCTACTAAAAGCGGTTACGGAGCATCTCATATGGAATGGTATGCAGAGCTTGGGCCATTCGACGAGCTTGTCGAGGACGAGAAGGTTATCAGCAGACTTCAGATGCGATACGAGCTGCAGACGGCAGGCGCATATTTTGATGTATGGCTCAAGTGTGATTCGGACGAATGGGAGCTTGTGGAAGAGATAGACGACAGCTACAGAACGTCTGGACTCATTCAGATCGTGCCTAGACGCTGTGACAGATACCAGGTCAAGATTAAAGGCCATGGCAGAGTAAGGATAATGTCACTTGCAAGACAGTACAGGGCTAGAAACTACGTCAAGAGGAGATAGCGTATGATTATTGAATACACAAGCAAGAAGAACGCTACGGCAGGCGACCTTACAAGGACTCTGAGAGATTCTGTGCAGATGGGCGTGGACACGATGGAAAACAACATCAACACGATGAACAGTAATCTGTCGAATAGCATTGAAGAGCTAAGGAACAAACTGAGCGCAGAGATAAACACGCTGCAGAATAACATATCGGCGCAGTATCTAAAGATT